TGGTCTGTAAAATCTGATTTAATTCTATAGATGGTATCCTGGATGTTATATACATTCCATCTGTCCGGAACTTCCCATCTATAAGCATCGTTGTCTTTATCATAAATTAAAATCTCCGTTTGTCTATCTATAAATAGAGATAAGTTGGATTTATGTAACCGTTTCCATCCACTTTTTGTAAAAACTTCTGTATCTTCTGATAGACAAGCGTATGCCCAATAGATTGGTGTGAAACCAATTCTAAATCCAACTTCCTCTAACATTTGAACCATTCTGTATTGAACATCACTTCTTGGTGCACTCATCACGAATGCAAATGCACCAGGTTTTAATACTCGTAAGGATTCTTCAAATATTTCTTTAGGTGGTAACATCTTATCCCAATCCTTACCCATAAATCCATATCCATATGGTGGGTCTGTGCAAAGTAAATCTACTGAATTATCTTCGAGTTTTTTAGTTCGTCAGCACTATCTCCATTAATTAGTTTACTATCCACTATTTCCCTTTCTAAAAACAAATACTGGTTCGGTCTTTATTCCTTTACCAGCCACACTTGATAATATCAAATCTACAGTAGGTTCTTTTATAAACCCAATCTCACTTGATATATTTACGGTTTCTTTCTCTATGAATTTATATTTTGGTGTATTTGCAATGTTAATTAACATATAACCATTCTCTTTCAATCCATAATAACAATGTTCTATCGTCTTTCTTAAAAACCCATTAACCCATTCATCTTGAGTAGGAAACTTTTTAAAACTTTGTGTTGATTCATTCGAATATTTTTCGGTATCGAAATAAGGTGGTGAAGTAAAACATAAATCGATTGATTCTTTTTCTGGAATAAAATCTTCACTTCCTTGTTTATATATATCTATTTGTTTTCCCAAATATGAAAAATCTTTTTTCATTTTTAACAAACCTTCATATGTTTTAGTTGAAGGTTCTGTACCAATGTAATGTTTGGTATTTTTTGATGCTAAAAACCCAATCAATCTTCCACCCCAACCACAACTCATATCTCGTATCACTCCATCTCCACCAAACTTCTCATAGATAACTTTTGCTGCACTTGGTCTGAAGTTACTTACTGCCTGAGAACCTTGATATAATTTTAATGATTGTCTAAAACGGTTTTCTGTAAATTTATTATTACCATGTTTTTCTTCATACTTCCAAGTTTTTTTAATTATAATCTTTAATAACTCATCATCATTAAAATATCCAATGGGTGGCATTTTAGAATTACCACATTTAACATCTACCCAATGAGGAAAATAGTTCCATGCCAATCTTAATCCATGCATTGTTTGTTGAATCTGATTATCTATGAAAATACTATCCGTATCAAATTTTCTTAATGAGTTTATATGAGAGTTCTTTTCTTCTTCTCGTACTATATAATGTGGAAATCCCTTTTCTCTATAGTATTTAAAAATCCATTTAATACCGTCTTCAATATCAATAGAATTTATATTGTGTGTAACTCTATGGTAATTTAATTCTAAATCATCTATATCCACAAACTTTTCTAATACATTATAATCTACACCCATTATTATATTTTTTCTTCGCCATACAGCCCGTTTCTTAAATTTTCTTCAATTTCTAATTGTCTTTTCTTTTTATACCGTTCTCTGGCCAATTTTCGCAATTTTTCCTTATTACGCTCATAGTGTTCCATTTGCCAGCGTTTCTGTGCATCGTGTTGTTCTTTTGTGGTAAAATATTTACGCTTTCTTCCCATGACTCATTCTAGCGTATCTATTTAATTGAGTAAAATTTTGTGCCAACCAACCTTGTAAATTTGGTAAAGATGTAAATAATCTATCTTCCATAAACATGGTTTCAAATTTATATTTTACTAATTCAGTAATTGGTTTCTCTATACCTGATAATATTTTCATTCTAGCATTTCCAGAAATATCTACATTTTTTAACTGCATTAATTTATCATTAATTTCTAATTGTTCTTTACAAACAACAACACTCTCATATAACTTTAATTCATCTTTATGCTTTTCAGAATATTCAACAATTTCTTTCAATGTAACATGATTATCTTTATCTATTATATCTGGAAATCTCTTTTTAATCGTGGTTAATCCTGCACCCTTAACCCCAGGTATATTATCAGATTTATCCCCTTCTAATATTCTGTATGTTAGGAAATTCTTTGATGGTATTCCATATTCTTCCATCAAGGATTCTCTATCGTAAGTTTTCTTTTTCGTGGGTGAATATACTTTAATTCTGTGATTGACTAATTGTAGAAAGTCCTTGTCGGTAGACATTATAGTAATCTTACTTTCATCAAAAACTTGTTTAGATAAATAACCAATAGTGTCATCGGCCTCAATATTATCTATTGATAAAGTAGAAACTGGTAATAATTCCAAATACTCAACAATTCTTTTGAGTTGCATAAGCATATTTTGCCGTTCTTCTTCTTGTGTATTAAAATCATACGCTCGAACAAGTTTTTTCTTAACTTTACGACCTGCCTTATACTCTGGAAATAACTTACGGCGGCGGGTGCTCCCACCCTTACCATCAAAAACTATAATGGCTCGGGTGGGATTAAATAGATGAATTGCGTAACCTATACTTTTCAGAAAGCCAACTATTCCCCCAATGTGAACACCGTCATCATTGAGAGTTGGCATAACACTAAATACTCGTATAAAAGTATTTAGGCCATCTATGATTAGTACTTTATCATTGAAGTGACCATCATCTAATTTACCGCCTTTTTTCTTAATTTCCTCAAGTATACTAAAATATCGATTATTCATCTCCCTCTACTTCTTCTTTTACGAGTTCAGATTCGTCCATATCTTTTATATCATACTTAAGAATTACTTTTTCACAAATTCTATCATAAACTTCATCCTTCAAAGAATTTTCTTCTAATATTTTAAGAAAATCTTTAGATTGAAATTTATATTCTTCACCTGCAACATCGGTATATGTATACCAAGCTCCTGCAGACTTTACCAACTTATGTTTTTTCATTACTTCTAACCAAGAACCCACATCATCAATTCCACTTTCAAAATATAGTGGGAATTCGGCATGTCTTAATGGTGGCCCAAGTCTATTCTTAACAACTTGTGCCTGTATTGTCATTCCCAATACATTTTTCTTGGTATCTGTTATTCTACCTTTATTCTTTAATCGAATACGAGTAGAAGCGTGAAAAGGAAGAGCTTTCCCACCTGAAGTTGTCCAAGGATCTCCGAACATTACTCCAAGTTTCGTCCTTAGTTGATTTGTAAAGACAAGTGCTATTCTTTGACGACCAATCAACTGGGTAATCTTTCTCATAGCTTTTGATATAATAATCGCTTTGGAAGTTGCCCATCCGTCTTTTTCGAAATCTGCGTCTATCTCTACTTGTGTGGAAGCAGCAGCCAAACTATCAACTAATATTGTAACCAACCTATCCTTTTCAGCCTCTCTCACCTTAAGAACAATCTCCTCGATTGCCTGGAAAATTTCTTCTACAGTTTGTAATTGTAAGTAAAGTAACTGTGCCGTATCTATACCCAATACTTTTAAAAACTCCTCACTAACGGCATTCTCTGTATCGATATATACAGCAACTCCGCCTTTCTTTTGGGTTTCTGCAAGTATGTGAGCACCGATTAAAGATTTACCACTTGATTCTAAACCATTAATTTCAGTAATACGACCTACCGCAATACCACCATTTGGTTTATTAGCAATTGCCAAATCCAACATAGTCGAACCTGTCGAAATAAATTCTTTAATATCTGTGGGTGTTGCATCATGCCCGTCCAAGAAATATGCTACTTTCATATCCTTGAACTGTTTATTTAAACTATCGGCTAATACATTTGCCAATTCGTCTCTAACTGACATAGTTTCTCCAATTAGTTTTACTTATCAAAAAGTTCGTTAAAGGCCTCTGAAACATTCTCTACACTCTTAGCAGATTCTACGGATTGTGCCGTAGTTACTGAGTCAGTAGTGTTTTCTACTGTTTCCTCTTCTCGTCCTTCCAACCAATTATTCAGAATCTCCGTAAGTTCATCATAAGTTTTTTCCTGATAAATCTCAGTAATATCCTTTTGGGTATCTGCTACCTTTTCAAGAATATTCTTATCTTCACTTATTGGTGTCTGTAGTGGTTTAACTCGGATTGCGGTAGATGGAAACGATGCTCCTGTTTCTTCTGCAGTCTTAAATTCAACTGTAACATCACGACCACTTACTGGGTCTGTAATATCACCATAGTCTGGATCTGCGATAACAGAAAGTATCTCTTGATAAACTGTCTTACCAAAACCCCAAAACTTTGTACCTTGTGATTCTTCACCACGAACAATCACTGGTGCAAAAGTTCTCATTTTGGCTTCGAGTTTTTTACCAAGACGATAATCATCACGATTACCTGATGCCTTTAGTTTCTGTGCGAACTCCTCAATAGGGTCTGGACGACCAAAACTAATTGGGGATAAATAGGATTTGCCTCCCAAATCATAATGGAAAAACAATTCAATGAACGGATTATCCTTATTGAATTTATAAGGTACTAATCTAATTTGTTGTGTTCCTGGTTGTGGTTTCCAAAGATTTGAAGTTCTTTGTGTTGATGTTTGTAACTGATTTAAACGTCGCTTGACTTTATCTAAGTCCATTTGTTAATCTCCTATATGTATGTTTTATTTATTATTTTATATTTGTCAATGGTAATTCGTAATAACGAAGTAACCATATTCACATATAAATATCATGTATATTATTAAAATACATTTATTTTTTTACTATTTTCGATAATTTTTAAGGCATACTCTAAATTGAATCGGCCTGCCTTCGGCGTACCATCAACCTTTGCATCCGACTCTCCTAATGGTTTCAACCATAAGAAACCATCACAATTTTTAATCTCTGTATTCAATGTAGGATACTCTCCTATTGCTATATTTGTAGGATTGTATATATTTCCTGTATATCCTAGCCCATTTCTTGAAGTATCTATAACAAAATTCTTACCAATGTAATTACTTATCTCTGAACCATATTCTACACACGAATCTGTATCTACAAAGTTACAACAATTCAATGTAAATCCTTCATATGGTATTTTTTTAAACCTTTTTAGTAACGAACATACTTCACTTACTTTCAACCAGTTTGGATGCCCACTATCTATATAAGTTTTAGCATTTGTTTTACTTAATAATTTAAGTGAAGTTTGCATCAACTTTATTCGTTGTTGTGATTTTTTCTTAGTTAGTTTAACACCATCACACAATGCATCTGGTTCGTATATTATTATTGGTGAATGATTTCCAATTCCTTCAATAACCTCATTTATAAATTTTAAATAAGACTCTTCATCTTTTTCTCCACCCATAGAATGTCTTCCACTAATATCTCTATTCGGAATAGAATAGATTACAAATACAACTGTTTTATTTTTTGCTCTCTTTAACAACCGATGAACTCGTGAAGGCACACGTTTTAATTTATGGTATCTATCTCTACCCAACCAAATAGCCATCGGTTGAGAATAGATTTTTCCCAAATCTCCGTGTTCTTTAACTAAGTTCTGATGTTGTATGTAATCAGGATAAAATAAATCCGTCAAAATTCCTATAACCTATTCTGTTGTTCCCCATTCTGTAATATTCACTATCTTATAAATTTTTGTTTTTATTCTCACTAAACCTTTTTCATTATTTAATAAAATTGAATTTCTATAATTCTCCCAAGGTACAATATAAGTTTTATCTAAAACTCCATCATTTAATTCTCTAATGATATCGTTCAATGCATTGATTGTATAAAGTGTATTGGTTTGTTTCTTTCTATGTAGAGAAATTGTATCTGGAATACCTTCCATAAAATTATCATCGTATTCTACATTATATGTACATACTAATTGATTTTTATCCTCTTCATTCTGAAATACATATATTTTATCATACATTATAGTATTACACGAAATAATAATATCAATTATTTCATTTAAATCGTTTATATTAGTAAATGTGCAAAGTAATTGTGTTCTCATTATGATTTACTCCCTAAACAATTTTCCATATCTGTTCCTAAACTACCTGCAATTTTACTTAAATCTCCAGCAGTTCTCCAAGTATCATTTCCTAACTCTATTTCTTTACCCTCTCCAGTTACAAACATAAGTTTTTGTGTTCCTGGTTTTATTCTCATATTTTTTTCTAAATGGTCACTTAATTTTCCTTTACCATCCCATTCTGACAATTTAGCTAAACAATCTTTAAAGGTCTTTGTAGTAAATGTTTTATCTCCTATTTCAATTATTTTTCTACCTTCATCTGTACCATCAGCATATCTATCCCAATGCATTCTTTTCATAAATGCTTTATTAACCGTTCTTTCGTGAGGCCCTGCTTCATTTTCATATTTCTCTCTCGCCTCTTCTTCACTCATACCCTGTTCCATATAATATGAAACATCTAATTCTACAGTACTTCTATGTACTTCAGCGTGTGATTCACTTATGGCATCATCTCTATCATTTTTACTTTTTTCAAGTTTTTCTAAAGCTTTATTGTTATAAATATCTAAACAATCTTTAGCTGATAATCCACCGCCCCCAATACCACCATTAAGAGTAGCTGCTAGTTTGGCTGCCTCTTCAACGGATAGTTCTGGATTTTTCTTCATCTCTCTGTTCATTACTTCTCTAACTTTAGATGTAGTTCGTGATATTTTCATCACAAGTTTATTTGCAGCTTGTTTTTGTGAATCATTAATCTCATCAATAGGTGGTTTTCCCGTAACATCAAAAGCACATTCAACTACGTGTTCATCATTTTTTATATCATAGCCTTTACTTTCTATACAATCTTTAATAGTTGGTGATTGTCTTGCTTTATTAATGTATTTATCTGTTGATGGTTCATAAATACCTCTACCTGTAAGAGCTTTTGTTGCTACTTTTGTCAGAGGAGCGTTATTTAATTCTTCTCTATTTTCATCAATTAGTTTTCTATTTCTTGTTGTATACGTTTTATTAAACTCTACGGCATCAGCTACACTATCTTCAACCTGTTTTGCCAAAGCTTCAGCATTAGCACCTTCAACTTTTGATGCCTTTATAACTTCTGATGCTGATTTTACAGTTGCGTTTGAAAATGCATCAGAAAGTGATTGTTTATTAGATGAGTATACAACTCGAATTCTACCTTTACTATCAGTATATACCATAGCAGTATCACCATCACCCTCTGTTCCTGTAGATGAAGTTGCCATTTTTTGAAATGCTTTTAATTCGGCCTGATAATGTTTTCTTTCTTCGGGAGTTTTTGCTTCTTTTAGTTTTGTGATTAAAAGATTTTGTGTTGTTTGAGTAGCTTCTTTTGTAAAAGTAACATTTAGAGGATATGGTTCTGGTTGTTCTTCTGCCATATCAAACCCATTCTTTTTATCCCTAAGAATTTTCACCGCACTTAATCCAGATAATGTTGTATTAATTAAATTTTTTGCCTTTTGTGGTTTATCTATTTGTTTTATTATTCTTTCAGCTTCGTTTGGTTCATCCTTATAAAGTTCTCTAATATGATCTAAAACTCTTTCTTTATGTTTTTCAGGTGTATCTTTTGGATGTTTCAATGCTATTTCTCTTGAAATAGTTGCTAATTCTTCTCGTTGAGTTGTAGTTGAACCACCTTTACCTTTACGTTTTCTTGACAGTGCCCCTTTTCTATTTTCTGTTAAATCTTCCTCTGCCCGTTCAGGAGATGTTTCTTCAAAATCACCACCACCTAATTTTTCAGCTATTTCTTCTTCTGAATCATTTTCAAAATCTGGTTCATATGAAGGTTTTTCTTTTTTTGGTTCTTTTTCAGGAGGAGTTCCATCTGAACCATACGGTAATCCCACTCTACCCAAAGCTCTATTTTTAGAATTATCTACATATTTTTTCTCTTCCGATAAATTATATAACAATTCAGTTATAACTTCTTCATCCCAATTAAAATCTTTCAAAATTTCTCTTAATTGGTATTGGTGTTCGGCATTCTTAGGATTGGGTGTTCTGTTAGAACCAACTTTTCCTTTCCAAATTTCAAATATTTTATTTAAATCTGTAATCATTTTTGTTTCTCAATAGTTTCTTTAACCCACTTATTTATCGGAGTTGGTAAATTATCAATATCAAAATATCCCCAATCTGAATGTTCGTGGTTTATTCGTGGAACAACTTTTTGATTTCCTTTAACTATATATAAATAAAATTTTCCACCATTATCTTTCTTATAAGTGTTTGCTAATTCTGGAACACCATTTAATGCTATTTGTGTTTCTTCTGTAAATTCTCTAATTGCACCAAGTAATGGTTCTTCCCCCTTTTGTATGTGTCCTTTAGGAATATGCCATTTACCCGAATTTGAACTCAAACATAATAATACTGTATCAAAACAATAATACAAAACTCCCCCAACATCATTGGAGTCATTTTCGTCTCTTTCAAATAATAAATCTTTTAATTTAATCATATTTACCACCTATATAAAGAACCTGCTGCTACATTTTGACTTCCTAATGTAGATAGTCCTTCGGTTTCAAATTCAAATTTGTATGGTAATACTTTAACAGGTAGGTTATAACCTAATGAGATTGCAACCATAAATCGGGTATTTCCTGCAAATAAATATAAATTTTCTTTAGAATCCTTCACAACAAACGGTGTAGGAAACTTATTTGGTGGAATTGAAGTCATTCCCTTTAATACACTTTGCCAAGGTTTCTTATATTCATCTCCCAACTCTTTCATTCTCATAATTCTTTCTCGTATATCTTCTATTGATAATAATTCTGGTACATCTGAATTTTGTAAACTCATTAATTCTTTGTGTGATAGAAATTCTATTCTATTCGGTAATTGAAATAAACTCAATAAATCATCTTTATCTTTACCAAGTTTTGGCATCACCTTTTTCGTATATTCATTCCCAAAATATTCTTGAGTTTCATCGTCCAATTCTTCTTCTGTATAAGACCTAATATATTTATACGGTTTTAATTTAACCAACAAATTTCTCCGTTATATCTTCCATCTCGTGATAATTTAATCCCCAACTTATACTTGTTGGAAATTTACCATTTTGTTCAATTTCTTTTTTTAATAACTTCAAATAATTTACACCATCCTCTACATTAAAATCAAATAAAAATGAATCGTAATTATACAATACCAATTTACTTTTATAATCTTTAATAATATTAAATAAACTACTCAACATTTTCATATTAGATTCCGTTTCTAAACTCTGTATGAAATAATTAAATAGTTTATTCTTATTCATATCAGACACATTCTGACTAAATATTCTTCTACTATAAATATTAGTATCTATATATTTATCTTTTTTATACGACTTCCACAACTCATTTATAAAATCTTGTACTTTACCAAAAAATGGATTCATTTGTACTACTTCTATTGGAATATGTCCATATAAATACTGAAATGACCTTCTTTTAGATTCTTTATAATCACATCCATAAAATTTAGACATATGTTCATGTACTGAACTTTCTGGGAATTTATAATTTACCACTTCACCTATCAATCTTAAGTGATATGCATCATAATCAAACTCAATTAGCTTCCCATTATTACCATATCTACTTGTATAGGTTTTTCGAGTTTCATCTTCTTTATTTAATGCCGCATAATTTACTCCACCAAATCTATTTGATGGTCTACCCGTTGATGTAAATGGATTGTATTGTGTATATACTAAATCATTATTATTATATAATCCAACATCCTCTATATTAAATAATGCTTCTGAAATTTCATTATATTCATCATTCTCTAAACTATAATCTAAATTTAAACTACTTGAAAGTTTTTCTAAAAATTCGATTTGTTTCATTAAAGGAATTACAGTATTTAAATCTTCTGTATTGTAAAATTTACTATTATAAAACTGTCTTGTATTATTTTCTAAATCATATAAATCAATCTCTTTATTATATTTCAAATAATATAAAGTATTTATATCAACCATATTATTAAAATCTATAATATGTTTTAAAGATTTTACATCCCAAACATATTTTTTATTATCAGTTTTTAATAATTCAATATATTTTTTATCTAAATTTTTACAATCGTTGTGATTAAAAGGCAAAACATAGTCATCATCCATCTTAATATATAAGAATGATATCTCATTATGATGTGGATGTTTTAAAGTATCTGTTAAAAAATAATATATAGAAGGAATTGTAGATTTATAGAGTTCTAAAAACTTTTTAAATTCTACATCATTCTCAATTATTATCACTTATGTAACCTGTCATTTCCAATATACATCACTCCATATTTTAACAGTTTCGGGATAAATGTCATACATCATTTCTTTTAAACATTTAGCATATTCTTGTATTTCCCATTGAGCAGTAGTTTCATCTCTCAATTCTATAAAATTCATAATAGCCTGAAATGATGCTGTCCAATAAACTTCTGTATATTGTGATAATGGTAATACCACTCTTGCTTGTTCTTTTGCCATACCTGCATCTACCATTGTATCATAAACTCTTTCAACTTCAAACAAATATCTTTCGTATAAATGACTCATTCTCTTTTGTTGTAATTTATCCAATTCCCCTTCTGATGCTTGTTTGTTATCTTGAGATTGTTTTCTCCATATTTCAGGAATGTAATAATCTGACACGGGAGTGTATCTACCACTAATCTCATTCCATGCATGATCTTTGGTGGGATATGATGATGTGGTTTCTATTCCAACTACGTGTTTATACCATTGTCGCATAACAAACTCAGGTGCTTTGAGATGGAATTGTACCACCATATGTCGAAATGGTGAGAAGTGTTTATGTTTTGCCAAATACCGCACTAATGCTCTATCTGACTTATCATATGTTTCTTTTCTTTTACCAAAGGATACGCGTGCCGAGTTCACTACCGTTAAGTCTGTACCTAACGAATCTATAACCTCAACAAATCCTTTATTAAGCACTTGTTTTTTCATTTTATAACCTTTTATTACTAATAAGTATTAAATTAATTTCTCTTAATTTAATTTTTTATGACCCTCCTCTACCTTAGCCGTGCCAACGTTGTTTTAAATAAATTTCGTGTACTTCATTATCGGTTGGGGATGAGAATTTCAGATGGTTATAATCATCTTTAGTTTTCCAATTCTGAGCTTTGTTCCCTACTTTTCCTGTTCCATCATCACAAGTTTCTTTTATAACATCCCACGCATTTTTATCACCGACCTGGCCAGCACTATATGTCATTGTCCAATAAGGTGCAATCATAACTCCATGATCCTTCATCATTGTTAAAAATTTATCTACTTCTTGGTCAAAATTAAATGTATGTATATTACTTCCTTTAAAGTTAAACTCATCAGATTCATTAACTTGATCTGTATCTGGATCATCTTTTATACTGTATTCGCCTGCTCCCGAGTTTCTAAACATAGATCCAAACTTCTCAATTACCTTTTGGCTATCTACAGTTTTTTTCTTACCATCTTTTCCGTTTGTTTCTGGATTAGTTAATGAAACATGGGCTTCAAAATCATCACCTACCCAATTATCATATAACATCCTAAAAAATTGTCTATATAACTCTACTCCCTTTGGTGTTAATCTCATTATACAAGTTATATCTTGTGGGTTTTTTATTTCCCGCCCTGGAGGTTCATATTCCGTCCATTTAGGAGTTATTCTAGCAAAACTAAATAATTGTCGATACAGCACTGCTTCATCAGCATTCAAACCAACAATGTTCTGTAAGTGTTCTTTTTTCATCCATTGACACGGTGAATAAAGATTCGTAATAACACCATTTTCCTTTATTTTTCCATCGCCAGTATTTAAGAGTGGGATATCACCAATGGAAAAATGTTCATTTAGTCGGTTTATAAAATCTTCATGATACGTTGGTTTAGCGTGTGGACTTCCAGAATCCTTGTATCTTTTAGTTGGATTTGAAGGAGTGAGGTCATCACTAACAAACATCAAATAAGACATTAGATTAAAAGTTTTATCTAAAGAGGTAAATGGTGTAAAGGTTTTATTATACGATTTTTCTGGTGGTATACCATACAATATTGCATTATACATACTATGCCACATTGCCTTTTGTACAGATATACCTTCATAAACAGCCATATAATATGACTCTTTCTTAGAATCATTTGTATAATTAGGATTACCATTCCAATCAAATACGCAATTTGGTTCTGCCTGTTTCTTAAAACTACTATAAGCATTTAGTGGCCAAGCAGATTGATCAATTGTATCATCACCCCAACCTATAGAATCAGATACTCCTTGACCCCAATATGGATCACTATCATGTACTTTTATTATACCAGAATACATCTGGTATTTACTTAGAAAATGTGCATTAATTCCTAATATATTTTTAGTTTTTGCAAAATGTGCTAACTTTTCTTGACCTTCCTCAGCATAACTTGTATTTCCTACTACTGTAAAATCAAGTGCATCCGTTGATTCTTCTTCTGTGTCATCATACAAATATTTAGAATTTAATCTTGGTTGTCCTGTTATAGTAGTTTTCCATCCATCTGGCCCTAATGCTTGCTCTACATTAGTTGCTTGAAATATTAATGGTAATGTTCCAGTTTTACTTTTTCTAACCAAATGATTTGGTAAATGTTTTGAAGTAAAAGCATCTCCTGGAAAAATACCTGCAGTTCCATCAATTGTAAGTTTAATTTGTGCAATTCCATTCAATAAATCTACTAATCTTGTTTTTGCAGTTGTTCTACTGGTATGTAAACTTTTAAGCATTTGTTCC